CATTTATTAGTTCTCCTTTACTTCGTTACCGAAGCGGTCGACCTTGATAATCGGAGACGCTTCTTTAACGACGGACTTTCGATGAATTGAGAGGATATGACCTTGGAGCATTTCTTGCTCAATCGTGTCGAAAACACAATAGGGGCAATCAAAAACTTCATGACCATGCCAAAAACGCTTTGTTCGTTTTTCCACCCTTAGACTCCCATAACGGCCGTAATATTGAAGCTTACTTCGTGACGGCCGGGTTTTTGGCTATCCTTTCCAAGGTCAACAAGCCCATCAGTCGGCTTGAGCGAAAGATAGCGAGTTCCATTGACAACAAAGTTTCTTTTCCGAAGAGCGGCCTGGGCAGTCAAAGCCCTCGACCAAGCTATAGCGAAAGTCGAAGCCCTAACGAGGACTTGCGCAGTCGGTCGCTCATAGACAACTGAATCGTGAGTCTCCAAAGCTTCGAAGCCGCCAGTAACGCGAGTCATGATAACATCGTCAGGACTGTGAGGAAGTTGGCCATTGACAATATTCGAAAGGCCAGCCCCAGTCAAAAGAGTTTTCAAGTCTGCTGGGAATGTCATAGTCCTGTGGCCTTTCTAATGAACTGCCCGACTACTCCGAGAAGTTTCTTAGACTCTTGCTGAGCGGGTGTCTGTAAAAATTTATCCGAGCCCTTTGAGTGCCTCGCGGGCCGCTCATGAACCGGAATCGCATAAGCACCCGCTGGCGAGTCGCCACCGAATGAAAGAACAATCTCCGGAGCCGAGTCTGACCCAGCTTCTTCTACAGTCCCAGTAGCCATCAGTGTTCCAAACTCAACCGGAACAAAGTCGCGCTTCGCAATCGTCATCGTTTCGTGGCCCCAGACAGTAAGGCCCTCGCGGGTCCCGCTAGCTGAGCGCTTCGCGAAATTTTTTATAGCGGCTGCGACTTTCTCCGCGTTTTTGAAAGTTACTCCGCCCTTAGCCAAGGAACACCTCATAGATATACTGAGCGCTAGTCGATGGATCTGCAACGCCCTTGATATCAACTATGGTTCCGCTAGTTCCATCGGGGAGGACGAGTCTGTCTCGAGGGTCAACTGGCTCTTGGCGATTCGATGCCCCGTTATCGGTGATAGGTCCGACTACTGTGACGGACGTCCCCTTGATGATCAGCTCTCGCCCTTCTTTCACGAGGGTGATAGATTTCCCGTATTGGACAATCGCAGAAAGATTCACGACCGTATCGTAGGTCGATTCCCCATCGTCATTATTTCCGGTCCAAGCATAGTGCTGGACTGTCACTTGCAAATCGGAAGTCACACTGTTGATGACAGCGACTCCACTTCGAATAACGTCTGCAAGGCCCATCTTATCCTCGGAACAATCTTCGAACCGTCTTAGTTCGAGTGTTAACTGAAAACCACCAAGTAGGTAGCAAGTAGTATACAGAATCAGGAACGACTTTAGCAGTTACGCCTCCATCGAAAGTCAGTGCAACCGAGCCAGCCATCAAGGAGCGGATTTTCAGATTCTCAATGTCAGAATCGACAGTCAAGTCAGTCCCGATGAGAAGCCTCGCAAATTCGGCTGTTGCGTCTTTGAGCTCGGGTGGAATAACAGTTTCATCAATAGCTTCAACTTCATTCTTGTCCCACATACCCTGTCGCGGCCAATTGAGAGCTTGAATTGTATCTGAAGAAACTCCTGTCCAATTCAGCATCGCGTCTAGAGTTCGCGTGGCCATGATAAGCGCGATTGTTTTATCATCGGTTGCAGCGCCAGTCCAAGTGGTGGCGCTGAGGCGGGAATCGTGATAAGTATCCGCCTCAGCGACCGTCACATAGGAATTTGCTGACGCCGAACCAGGGGTAGAATCCAGGGTCGGCACGGCCATTAGACTTTCTCCTCAGCTTTCGCCTCGCGGAAGAGAGCTAGAGCGCCCTTGCGAGGGTAGTTGCGCTGCTTCTCGAGTTTTTCGAGTTCGGCAACTTCTTCGGGACCAGCATTCAAGAGCAACTGCTTCAACTCCTCGACACTGTAGTCTTTCTTATCGATGATGACTACGCGTTTCGGCTCGGGCTTCTTCAACTCAGGCTTGACAAAAAGTTTGTGAAGCTTGGAATTAAAATCGCCTTTGTTTAGAGTCAAGAAGCCACCCTTCCCGTCATCTATCTTGACGGTTTTAGGAGCGCGTCTTGCTTCAACCGCTTTCATGATTAGTAGCCCATGACCACGTATGAAACAGTCTCAGTTCCTGTTGATGCGACGAGAGTCGTATCACCCGCTCCCGTAGGTTTCCAAGCATAAATGCTTAGAACATTTCCGGTGAACGCATAGGTTATAACCGAGGTTCCTAGAGCAGGCGCCGATGCATTAAGCATCGAAACAGTAACGCCGACAATTGTATCAACTTCATTGATGGTCACAGCCGTAGGGTTGGAGCCGTCAAGGGCCACTTCGCCCACAACCAGCTTAACTCTGTTGGTTAGACCGTCAGGGAAAAGAACTTTTTCCGCCATTTTGTTATGCTCCTTAGACTAGAGTCGGTTGGCCGGAGACTTCTAGAGTCACATCGGCAGTGAGAGCCCCGTCAATCGGCTCGGTAGGACTGAAGCCAACAACGAGAGCAGAGAAAGACCAAGTCGTCGTCCCCGAATCAGGGAAGATGAGTTGGAAGTTACGAAGCGTCCGCGCAACCATATCAGCAATCAAACCAGCTGTATTGTTGTGCGTCGCATTCGTCGGAATATAGTTGATTGAGAAAGAAACTTGTCCTGCGTCGAGCAGTGCGCCAATCTTCTCTTTCCAACCATTAGTGCTCGAGTGTGAAGTCACTTCAGCGATTTCCAAAGCGATCTCTGGGCCACCGATGTCAGTCACTTCAGCAATCGTCGTGAAGACCTCGGTCGAAGCGCCATCCCCAATCTTGAGGAGCGTTCCGTGTGCAAAAATTGCTGCAGTCATTTGTCCTCCTGAAAAGATTGAAAAAGTGGGGGGAGAAAAATAACTCCCCCCGCGAATTTCAACCTATTAGCCAGCCAGCCGAACTGCAAGCTCGGGACGAACAGCTTGGACGCCGTAGAGAACATCGTAGCTGAAGCGAGTGCGCTTGTGCTCACGACTAACCTCGAGGCGAAGAGCCAACCCAGAGACAGGATCGATTGCAGACTGGAAGGAGCCGAGGTTAAGAGGATCGGCGCCAGAGAAAGGACGCATCGCGAGGGCGAACGCATCCCGGTGGAAGAGCAGGTTAGGCGTGTGGTCGCCCTTGACCGTGATGACTTCGTTGTTATCGCCAGTCGCGAGAGCAGTCGCGAGACCAGGCGTGAAGGTCACCGAAGTCGTGGTCGCGCCAGCAGCGGCGACGTAGGTTCCGGTTACACCGGCGACTGAGAAAACATCGCCCTCGTTCATCGCGGCCGAGAAACCGTCGATAGTCAGAGTTTTCGTACCCGCCGCAATGGCGGCGACATCGTCGATTGCGCCGGTAAGATCGACGCTAGCGGTATGAGAGGGAACATTCTGGTCCATGACCCAAAGAGCGCCATACTTTTGGCCAATCTGGCCGTTGATGATGCCAGCCGTGTCGCCACGAAAAGAGGCGTCACTAAACTGACGAAGAGCCAGAGCATTCGCTTCGGCTGTAGGATCAATTACCATGAAGCGAGGATCCATCGGGGCCAACTGAGTGGCCGCGATTTTGCGAGCTTCGAGGTATTCCGAAAGGTCGGCCGCAAAGGGCGTGGTTCCTGCGACACCAGCAAATCCGTAGACGGACTTGTAAAGAGCAAGGATATCGTCGTCGATCTGATTCGCGATAGCCTTGACCGCTTCCGAAGCCTGCATGGGAATCGTCCCATTCATTGCTTCGAGCATATCTTTGTCCGTCAGGTAGAACGCAGCCTCTTTCCAGTTCGAGAGCGCGATGCTCGCGGACGTAGGAGCGAAAGAGCTAGTCGACGGAGGAGTCGCAGCCGCCGTTACATCGCCGACCGTGATTGCGGACGGGATCGGAACATCGATCGTGGAGCCCTTCTCGCCAGCAAGCGAGTCATAGGCGCGATTTACGAGGCGAGGCATAATCGCCTGCTCGCGAAGCGCAAGCAATCCCTGAGCCAGAAGCTTGGGGAGAACCTCAGTTAGAGTGTTAGCCATTTTGAATTTCTCCTAGTGGAGTAAGTTAGAGTTAATTTTGACTCCACCGGAGTAGCGGCTATAAACCGCCAGGGGCTTGGGCCGCCCCTCAGCCTTGGACAATCCCTTATTGGATTGTCGTTTTCCCAGACGCGAGATCTTCCAAATGACGGCCAACTTCGAGGGGGTCACTCCCTGAGATAACCCTTCGGCCGTGGTTTCCGGAATTGCCTGCGCTACTCGAGGAGCCTGCGCCTCCACCCTTCGAATCTTCGAAGAGATGGGGTGCGTCCTGCATAAGCTCGACAGCCCACTCGTCCATTGATAGGACTTGTGCCGGATTCTTCTTGGAATATCGTGGTCGATCTCCGTCAAATGCTTTTCCCTCGAGATCAAAGACATTCGAACCTCTAGCTAGAAAATCGCTAACAGCCGACTTCCTGACATTGGCTTTCCGCGCAACCTCAACAAGCTGGCTCTCGACATTCTTTCTAGCGAGGGCTTCTTTCGCGTCTTTCTCTCGAGTTTGAATTTCGATAAGCTGACTCTGAAGAGGCTCGACTGCGTTCTTAACGGCAGTCGTCAATCTTAACTCAAAATCAGCAGGACTGTCTCCGGTTTTCTCAAACTCGGAAACGCGGCCTTTAAGCCGAGTATATTCGGAAGGGTCAATCCCTTCAAAAGTCTTCAATTTCGAAGCAACCTCTTCGACCTTCTTCATTAGGCCGATATTGTTATCACGAAATTCTGCGACGCGCGCATTAG